CTGATTGTCCGTCTGTCACAAAAGTGGCTCGAACTGCAAAGCCCGAACCCTGAATATCTGATGTCATAAGTGGTTTGGATGCACCGCCATAAACCACATTAGTTCCGTTGTATGAAATGTTACGACCTGCATAAATTGTAGGCGCACCAGCACTTGTTTGAGTGTATGTTGAAGGTACTGCCGTATTATAATCACCCCAATCGTAATCTATTGCGAGGTTCATCTCGAATGGGCCTTCGGCACGTACAAATGTATTTAATTTTCGTATAACTTTACGCTGTTCTGTCTCACCAAAATCTAGATAAGGTGTAGCATAAACAGATATAATATTAGAGCCGTTAAAGCTCGTTCCGTTTTCTTGGCGATAGACTTTACCATCATGATCTCCGTGTAAAATTATCTCTTCTGTACCTACATAATCTGAGGTTGCACAAGATGCCCTTATCCCAAGTAACTGACCAAACTCCCATTCAATCTGACCTTGGTATTCTGTCAGCCCACCAATGATACCAATAGCATCTGTAGCAGCCACAACATTACTGCCATTCGTACTGGTTACAAAGTAACGTACCTGAGATTTAGATCGAATAACCACGCCCGTTAGTGCGTCCATGTCTTCGTTCTTAATCAGATCAACAAGTGTAGATTGTATGGGCTTGGATAATGTCTCTAGCTCGATATCACCGACTCTAGAAGTACCAGCAACAGGTCTAAAACCATCAGGAGACAAGAACATTAAGTCTCCACCAATTTCTAGGACACTATCTCTAGCAACACAACCGATGTTACTTGTTACGTTTTCAAGAGCAAATGCATTAGAAGCATTAACAGTAACCTTCTTGATATTCTTATTACCAAATATAAATAGGTTATCACGGAAAGGTTTTATCTGCACAACATCAAAGCCAGCAGCTATTTGTCCTGCCCCTGCCGCAGATGTCCATGTGTATGCATCATTAGGAGCAGAGTGAGCTATTGCAGCTCTAGTTGCTTCGTGTCCTGATAGAAACAAATGGTTCTCAAATACATCTACCAATGCAGGAGCATTTAAAGCTTGAGCGCCCCCTGCCGTATTATTTGAAGCGTGATATCCTCCAGAATGAGATGACTTTATCTCTTTCCATTTAGTGCCATTAAATACTATCGCTGGATTAACCCCATCTACAAAGCAAATTGTATTGCCACTGCCAAAGTTAAACTGTTGGTGGCGTATTCTATTAACTGTTAATCCATTAGCAGTCATGGGTCGTGTAACTGAGTGATCTAGTGTGTATTTACGCCAACCAATGTTAGCAGTATAATAATAGAAGCTGTAATTCGTAGCACCAGCATCCTGTCGAATTGCTATGATAGTTGTGCCACTTGTTACGTCATTCTTAAATATAGCAATGCCAAGGACTTTGCCTTGGCCTGTGGTCGAACCTGCTACTGTTACTTCACCATAATCAGGATCGTATTCATCATAACCCTCAATACGNCGATAGCCCCCAAAAAGGCTNGGCTCGTAATTNAACATACGAGTAGCTGCACCTGGAGAGTTATCCGATAAATCTAAATGATTTTCATTCGAATTAAGNCCACCGCTACAAACTAATTTAAAGGATTGTATTTGATCTGGCATTAATACTTAACCCGTGTGTCACGAANNTATTCAAAATTATTGATGTATAATGTTTGTAAATCTTTGATACCCTGCTCAAAGGCCATGAANGAAGCCTGAGAAGATTCTAGATTATCNTTAAACATATACAGGTGATAAAGAGCGCCATCTACTAATACCGTATCATAGCTATCAGGAATACGAGTAACGTCATCCGCTGCNGAAATATCAGAGAAGTTNTGGTAGTATCTAAATTTTAATGTNTANGCTTTATCNGGCGATGGGCTTACACCGTAGCCATTNCCATGAGTAGCAAATATAAAGCGTGGTACAGTTCTACCTGTAGTACCANNAGAGTGATCTGCATCACGGTGCTTCTTATACCATTCATCACGATCTATATGTTTAAGTGTAGTAAAACTTACACCTAATGAAGTATCTTCTTGGATTTGAAAGCTGTTGAAATCGGCTATTTTATAAAACGAAGGCCAGGTATATTCTTCCTGACCAACCACCAATGTATCTGTNTCTTCAGCAGCATTAAAAGGCCACTCAAATTCTGCTTGATTGATTTTAGCAACGGCAGCTTTNACTGCATCTTTAACAAGTGCTTGTACTCCCAAGTACAGACGCAAAATCGCCTTCAATGATTTCTACTTCATTAAGGCGGCGTAGGACTTGGTTACATAAGCTTAAATAGGTGCTGGGCATATCATACCTTTAGATAGAGGAATGGGGCCAACAGTTAAGCCAGCCCCAAAAAGTTTATGCTAAGTAATCACGATCTGCGATATCAGCTACACTGATACCCGTATCATTAATGTCCATTAGAAGAGCATAGATGCGTAATTTACCTGTTGTTAAAGCAGTGCCAGACTGAGTAACAAGTTTCAGGTCAATGTTGTCAGCAGCTACTGCAACCAACGGCTGGAATGCCGCTGCGTTTTGAGCAATAGTTCCAGCAGCAACGCTGTCCGAACCATCCATCCCATCAACGAAACAATCTACATCAACTCCTGTACCAAGATCGAAAGTTGTTGTACCGCCTGAAGTAGCAGTATCAACTTCAATACCAGCATTTAAAATCATTGTCCCTTTTGGGACAGCAATCACTGGAATTACATCACCAGCGGCTAGGGCAGAACCCTTGTCCGATAGTGCTGTTGCTAAATCTACAATGGTCTGAACCATGTAGGGTTGACGGCCACGGGCAGAAGCCCCACGCGCAGCCGCTAAAGTGTTATCACCAAGTGCCATGTTTTAGTTCTCCCTTACGCAGCGTTATATTTTGCGGTTACAATTGCTTCTGGTCGAAGAATCTTCGAACCATAGACTTGCATCCCACGGACGATATCGGCAAAGCTATCCGGATCACGGTATGTTTCCGTTTTATTGATCTGTTCTGCTGTTGCTACTGCTGAGTCATGACCAGCTACTAGAACTCCGAAATTTTCGTTGTTATTGGCTGAACCGGAAGTTCCTGCACCTGTGCCTACCGCTGGAAGATTGCTTGAAGTATATACACGGAAGCCGTGGAAGTTCTTCAAAGTCAAACCATTGCGTAGTCCACCGGCTTCACCGAAATCAGCGTTCATGAAGCGTGAATCTTCATCTGCTAATAGTTCCATGAATACTGGATCAACACATAACCAACGACCTTGTGTATCAACTTGCTGTTGATCCATAAGACGTTTCATACGAGCGACAACCATTGCTGGCGAAGCTGTAGCTGTTGGTAGTGCAGTTGCACCTGGTAAACGTGCCGCTAGTGGGATCGAATGATCGCCAGCAGAAGACGTTGTGATATTACCAAATGAGCCTTTAGTTAACTTCATGCTTGTAAGCAATTCGTCTGTTCCGGCTGTTGCTACCGCTTTATCACCACGAGATGTTGCATTAACTGCATCTGCTGATGAATGGATTGATGATTGCTTATAACCAGCTAAGTAACCAAGAACGTCTTGGTCAAACTGATCAGCTAAACGATAAGCTGCACGATCTACTGCAAGTTGCATAAAGTTTACGTGAGAGTGTGCTTCTTCAATGTCATCAATTTTAAAAGCAAAGTAGTTAGCTTTATCAACAACTAATGAAAAGTCTTCATCATCCAAATCTTGTGGATTAATTACAGTACCACGAGCATATGCGGATACTGAAATTTCAGGCTCCTTTATAATTCTCACAGTGTCACCTTGGCTGCTAATTTCGCCAAAATATTCGTTGTTAGTTATATCACCTACAACAGTTGCCTTACGAAAAGCGCTTTGCGTTTTCTTCGAGTAAATAATTGAGCTGAAATTTCCGTTAGGAAGATTTCCATGCCCTGGTGCGGATTGAAATGCCATTATGTATATCCTTGAATGAAATGGCTGTAAATTTACTTCCAAGATCAACTCGCACTTTGAGAGATAGCCATAGCTGTATGGCGCTCTAGTAATTGGGTTTTAAAGTGAGTTGTTAATGCTGAAAGCAGCTAAATCAGACAATTATACAATAGTGTCAGATTATTTAGAGTATCGTAGAACGGGTCTAAACGCACTGGTAGACTTTGTAGTATTATCTGGTGGGGGTGAGCTAGGGTATACTAAAATAGTGTCCTAAAGCTCTATTGTTCATTGCATACATTATAACACAGTGAACTAATTAGTGCAACAGTAGATTGCTTAGTTAAGTACTAACGCGCACCACCTGAAACATCGTATCCGAATGTTCCTGCTTTGATAGAAGCATTGATTGCTTCTTCATTTTCTTCAAACTCTTGAGCTGACATATTGGCAACTTTAGTTTCAGTAAATGCCATTTTACTTGTAGCTGTTGGTGCTGAAGAATTTGTACGACCAACAGCTTGTGCCGCTGAATGGTCTACTTTTGTTTTGCCTTTATCGGCTTTATATAAATCGATAGTACGAGAAGCCCATTGTGCATCGGTATCATTTTTATAAACGCTATCTTGCATAGCAGATGGCTGCATTGATACCCACTCATGAAATTTAGGGTCTTGCCGTATTGTAGCAAAGTCAGGGTGATATTTCATTAATTGCTGTTCAGCACTTTGGCGGTTTAAGCTTTTCTCAAACTTCTCAACCTGC